GCAACAAAAAATTCTTTTTTATTACCCGTTATTTTTGTAGTTTCATATGTAGCAATGGCGTGGTATGATTATAAATACAATTGTGATACATTAATGTATTCAGGAACAGCAATAGGACCTAATACTATAGATGCTATTTTTAAACCACAACGTAGAAATGAAAAACATGATAAAAAAAATTTATCTAAAAATCAAGAACAAGAATATTTGAAACGAGTTTATTTGTTTCATGTTTTAGCTGTATCTCCTATATTATTATATGTAGGATATTATGGTGTAAAATCAAATGAAAAATTTTTTCCAGTTATATTATCACTAGGAGCAATGTCACTTGTATATCACGGATTTAGATTATCGTATCCACGAATGGGGCATGTTCATAAAAAATAAATTCGGATTACTACTCCCATATCACCTTAACCTTTTCTGTAGGTATTTGATGTGCTACAGATATAATAGGATCATTCGTTTCGGCGGCAACTATTAAAGGCACTATTTTGGCTTCTTTATAAATAAATAAATAAATACATGATTTCATACACTCTATAAATCTATTGCCATAATCTTTATAGCAAGAAATACAAATAACTATAAGACAAAACGAAAGTAGAATAGTAAAAAAGATTCTATCGACCACATACTCTCCACAAAACCAACACATAGTTAATTAAATATTTAATTTTTAATTAACTTTAATAATATAATTAATTTATATATGTTTGGAGCGTTAATAGCTGCTGTAGTAGGATATTATACTGGATTATATTCATATTTATGGATTCAACTTCAACCAAAAGAGAATTTACGAAATGGAATAGTTCCGTCTGGTTTATTAAAATATAAACAATTATAAATGGATGACTTGAGGGAAAAAAAAGAAAAAGAAATTATTAAATTTTTTTATTTTAGCGAACTTGGAACTTGTGGACAAAGTTATAAAGAACATCAAAGTTATTGTGACGAGATGTTAAAAGATGGTTATACGCTTGTTAGTATGACTCCATTGGGGAATTTAGACGTGCATAGAGATTCATATGAAGGAACTCTGGTTTATCACTGGAAATTACTTTCTATCAAATGTTTTAAATAGTAATCTTCGAATTTAGTTCCATCTTTGGGCTTACAATACCATTTTATTGACATATCATTAACTCGTTGTTTATGAGAAGAATAATATACATTGACAATAGCCTTTTTCCAATACGCATTTGTGGGATTTAATATTAAATATTCAGGTATTTCTTTACTCATTATATTATTGATTAATATAATTATAATTGTTAAAAAACGGGTGTAAAAATAATAATAATCAATAGTATAATGAGTATGCGTTATTGTGGATATCGTATTTTAGGAATTAGAGGAATGCATGGATTTAAAAGAGGGATTGTTTCATCGGACTTTGAGAATGAAACACAAATACGCCGTGAAAAAAACCCCAGTTCATTTTTGGGGTTTGAAAAAGAAGGCGATATATTAGGAAAAGATTTATTTTATCCCAAATACGGAACATCTATATACAGTGATTATATAAAGGATGATTTTAAAAAACAAAATAGTCGCGAAGATTAAATATAAAATCGATTTAAATAATTAATGTTATAATTATTTAAAATATGAGTAGAGAAGATAGATACACAGATGATTATGGTATTGGTGATGCCAACGACGAATGTTCAAGTGGTAGGTCCTGCGGAACACCCGCTACACGACCATCAAAAATATTTTGGCGATGTCAAATATATGAAAACCCACATCTATATGGGACAGAAAATATTAAAGGAAAAAAGAAAAGCAATAAAAGTCGCGTGAGAAAATCTCGGTGGAGACAAAGAAAAGACATAAGGCTACAAAATAAACTGGATTTGGAAAATGGTAAAACCACATCATCCGTCCAAATGATGAAAAAACATGGTATTACGGGAAAAAGATTAAAATATAAAAAATACGAAGGTAGAGGAACAATAGAAGATGAATGGGTTCAAAGAACATATAAAAAAGATAATAATGGCAACATTTCAACGGCGTTTTGTTTAATGTCCAAAAGAGGTCCATATAAATATTCCTATGTTCCGCCACAAGAACCAGTGAAAAAAAGGAAAAAAAATATAGATGAATAAAATTGAAATAAAACTTAACTTTTTTATTTCAATATAATATGTCAGCTTTACCACATGCATTAATACACAACATATTAGAATTTTTGTTTAGTGAAAATGAAATGGTATTATTTAAAGATGTCGATTTAGAATTAGAAGACGCGTTTACTTTAAACCAAAAATCAAGAAACCAAGAACACCTTTTAAAAGAATTATTCGCAAAAACTTCATTTTGGCGAATAAAATGGTTAAATAAAGAAATGGATATTGGTTCATCTGGCGATGATGATGATGATGATAGTCCAATAGCAATAAAATTCAATAGCTCAAGAGCACAATTAACATTTATTACAGAATACTGGAATTACCATTATCCAAATTATCATGCTTTATTACCTCTAGAAAATAAACAAAATTGTGAAGAAGAATTCATCACAGACGAAAGAAAAAGCTCTAAAAAAATATTTAATAATATTAAAATGTTGAAAAGTTACATATGGAATGATAAACATAATGGTTTATTTAAACCGGGAATAAATTGTAAAGCGAGACCAGTTTGGATGTCGCACAATACCGTTGTTATGGAAGGCGACCTTTAAAACATTTATTAAAAGGTTGAGTCAATATCATTAATAATGTTCCTGCCGCCAATCCTTGGAAAAATTTTTCTCTTCTAATTTTTGTTGATTCTCTTTTTATTTTTATTTGTTTTTCTGTTAATGAATCTTTAAATGGTGTTCCTATGTCTCTTGTCATTACAAAATAATAAATAGATGCTAAACAATATATAGCCATACCATAAGCCAAATAGACGGATATTACACAATTCATATATTAATTATAAATATAATAATATTAATATAAAAAATATATTATTATAAATGAATACCACCACAGGTATAGGATTAGCAATCGTAGATATTTGTATTATTTGTTGTGTTATAATAGGTTGTTGTTCAAACCCAAAATATTCTGACATACATATTGATGACAAATATATCACATTAAAAAATTCAAATCATTTATCTTATGATGAGATGAGCGATACGGAAATAAATAATATGTATAACGTTTAAACACAGAATAATTTATTCATATTAAATACTTCCATTTTGTTTTCTTCTTTAAATAAAATTTTTTCTATCAACTTATCATCTCTTAATCTTATGCTATAATTTTTTTGTTTATCTTGTCGACCAACTCGTCCAAAGGCTTGAATCATTTTTTCTTGCGTCATATTCTTCAAATCTTTACTCAAATAACCGTGACAAAACTGATAATTTGTACCATAAATATAATCCGAACTCGCTATAATTAAATATAATTTTTGTTGTTCCGCCATTTTTTTCATAATATCTACATATTTTAAATTATCGTGTGTTGTAAACACGCCGATTCCCATCATTAACAAAATTTTCCATTCTTTTTGGACATCCAATAACATTATTTTTTGAACAATATCGTCATCAAGATTAGAAGTAAATCCTTTACTTTTTTTAGCACCGCACCAAATTTTAAAATGCTCTTCACTGTTAGGAATATATCTTTTTTTTAATTGAACTTCTGTTAATTTTGATTTTAATATTCGTATTTTTTCAATAAAATCTTCTTGGTATTGTTTTTCTATTGTATTTTCTTTCACTTCTTTATCTATTTTTTTCTGTTCCAATTTTGCTAACCTTTGATTTTCGTCGCTTGATGTAAATTCTATTTCTTTCATTAAATTATCATTATTTACTATTATAGTCATTAACTCTGTTAATTCATTCTCTGGTATATTTGTAACTTTCAAATAAAATTTCGCTATTTTTTCAACATCATTCGTTATAAATATAGTTGGTCCATCGGTTAGAGTATAAGCGTCATCCGTAGTTATTTTTATAACAGAATCATATTTTTTCTTTTTTTCACTTAATAATACTTTTCTAATTTTTTGTAAATCGCATTCTTTCAATTTCGATAACAATTTTAAATAGTATAATTTTAAAGACATTATATTTATTTCTGATATATCATCAAAATAATTATTCATTTCATATGCGTCTTTGACTAATTTTTTTTCATGCATTTTAATTATAAATTTGGATATCTCCTGTACATCAAAATGTCTCAACATTGTTTTATTAGTATTTAAATACTTAACACACCTTTTTAAATCTTTACAGTTATCAAATTCATAATGAGGCATAAGTATATCGGCATTAGATTTTAATATAGGTATTGTTTTTTTACATTCATAACTAACTACATTTACTTTTATTCCATTTTCAAACTTTCTTTTATAACTCATTATCATTGGATGTAATTCCTTATCATCTGGTAATGTTGCGGAAGACAATACTATATTTGGTATTTCGTTCTCTTTCCAATTTTTCTCTAATATATTATGAAATTCGTGTGTTTCATAATCTAATGTGATAGTTGGTTCATCCCAATACCATAACAAATCAGTACTTTCATTAAAAGCGAGCATATATCGCATAGCATATAAATATGATTGAACATCAGATATCATTACTTCGACTTTATCGCCAACACTATTATCCACCCTGAAAATTCCACCCGTCCTTCTGTTTCTTACAATATCTTTCGCAGCAAAATAATGTAATCTTATATCTCCTGTATCTTTACATCCAAATGCTATGGCTATAGGAATTTCCATCGAAATACAAGATTTTGCTAATTGTAATCCAATATGTTTGGCAGCACAAACGAATATTATACGCTTTTTAATTCCTATTGGTGTCAATGTTTTCCCTGTTCCTGTAGGCGCTTGGTATAAAATAAGGTATTCATTATTATTGTTTATAGTCTCTAATATTTTTTTTTGATGCGGATATAATTTAACATCACTATATTTTAACATCATATCATTCCTTTCGATATAATTGTGTGCATTGGCTATTATACTATAATATTTAATACTTGGTTTGTACTTTTTTAAAATCATGTTTACATATTCCAAAATATAGATATTTAAATAACTAATATTGTTTTTTAAAAGCTGTGTTAGTGTATAATAATATTCACCACACTTTTTGGTTTTAAAGAATAATTCTACGTTTTTTAAAATGATAAATTCATATAAGTCATCTTTCAAACTTAACATTTTTTTATTCAAATGTTTCATTCTCATCTCATCGATTTTTTTTAATTTACTCTTTTTTTTAATTGTCACTTCATATTGTTCTTCATATTTTTTATTAATATTTCTTACTTCGTCTTTAAAATAATTATCCCACACATAATAATGAAACGGTTCCATATCGTCACCAATTATCTTCATATATTTTAATAAACTATTCGAATTATTAAATGATACAAAAATGTCCTTTCTACTATCATATAATAATTTTAATATTGATTTCTCCCTTTTATTTACTGGAAGTTCCAAGAAATCCCATTCGCTTTTTGTAAGTTTTGTTTGTGTTAAATCCATGTTATGAATATTAATATTGATAATAATATTTAATCAATTTTATATTCATAAAATTGATTAAAAGATATATTATATTATATTAT